TTTCCAGGAGATACTTTTATACACATCAAATTATCTGAAGGTGTATTGGACTGTTCAGTTGTCTCAGTGTCAAAGAATAATCCATTATTACCCAATCTATCATTCAATGAATTATGTATTGATGGATTAAATTGAGTTACCGCATAATCTCCAGATTCATCATAAGTTCTTTCTGCCAAATAATCCCGAATTATATTGTATTGAGTTTTAGTTTCAATTTTTTTAATTTTTCCATCTTGAACTCTTAGTAGTTCAACAAAATCAGTATCATTAGTATCGGATAATAATTTTTTAGTTAAAGTTAAATTAATTTTAAATCTATCCGCACCCGGAGCAGCATAATTTGCAAATCCTTTGGCATTATCATACAAAGAACTATCATCTTTTGCATTGATAATTAATTCATCAATTTTTAATCCAACCCTATATGATGGAGTATTTGTATAGTTATCAAGAATTATAGTTTGCTTAGAAACATTTACAAAATATCCCCTAATAAAATAAACTCCATCACCAATAGATGCCGCAGATCCAATTGAAGTCGCATTTAAAGAAATTAATGATGCAAAGGGTGTTCCTGCATTAATTGTTGTATTTCCATAAGTTATATTTTCTTCTGCAATTAATGATTCCCCATCTTCAAACGGATTGAATTCAAAATTAATATCAGAATCTAAGTATTTTACATATATTGTCAGATTTTCTACGTTAATATCATCTGGAAAGGAAATGTATTGAATTGTTGCGGTTGTTCCTGATATTTGACCTACTACCTTTTTACCTACAAAATTATTAATATAAAGTGAAATATCAGTTCCAAAATTAGTTGGATTAAGTTTTACAGAATAAAATTGCCCATCATAAGCAATATTACCTGGGATCACCATTGATCCTTCTTTAAATATATGGCTTCCAAAAGATTTTACTTGGTTTTGTAAAATTGATTGTAAAGTCGTTAGTTCTCTTGCTTGAACTGGATACCCTGGTTTAAATAAGACCTTATAAAAATTTTTTTCCGAATCAAAATCATCATAATATGGATTGATGTTTAAATCTGTTTTTTGTGTCATTTTTTTTAGAATTCCAGAATAATTTTAACGTCTTCTTTTTGTCTAATATCTCTCTGTACCAGGGGTCTGTTATCAATATAAATTATGTCTCCCGTATTCTTATTTATCTCTGGATTTGCAAGTCCATTTGAAAAAGTTACTGCCAAATCTATAACTTTATTTCCGACCGTAACTTTATTATCTGAAAATGTCGTATCAATACTACCAGTAAAGGGTGAAATAGTGCTCGCAGAGGATTCGAACTCATATAATGTAGAACCAGCGGTAACTGTATTATAATCAGTTTGATCAGTACCATTTCCAAAATATAAAGATCTATCTCTAAAATATTTTAAAACCTTAGTCTCACTATCATATGATGCTACATATCCCTTAGCGACATTTCCATCTTGCCTAGTTTGAGTTATTTCTTCTCCAATAATTGGAGTTCCACTAAATGATGAAGTAAGCTTTATTGCGTAAAGTGATGAATATTGATTTTCTGTAAATATAATATCAGAATTAAAAGTGGTTGGATTTTTTATGATTCCAACTTGAGAAAAATAAGTATCTGTTGGGAAATCCTTAGTTGAATCATCAAATCTAGCATATACTAATACTTTATCAGTTCCTAATTCGGAATATATATCGTATCCGTGCCCTTTAGATGGTGGAATTATTGGAATCAATTTTGCCGGATTAGGGAGACTTCCACCTGGTTGAAGGCTTCCCAAATCAACTATTCCATAAGTATATCCACTACCACCTGCAGTAACTGTAGTTGAAATTATTGTTCCATTACTATCAACAGTAACTAATACTCTACCACCGCTACCATCACCAAGAATATCGACTGTTCCGGAACTATAACCAGTTCCTCCATCAGCAACATATACTTTTTTGATTTGATTGAAATTTATGCTAGAATCTCCTGCTTCTCTAACATCAACAATTTGTGAGTCTGTAGATGTTTCCCAATCATTAGGAACAACAACATATTCGGTTGAATCAAATTTTATGATATCATTTGGAGAAACTGAAAAAAGATATTTCCAAATGTATCCATCCCCACTTACACCTGCTGCTGATGGTTCTAAATCTGTAAATGTTGGTTCATCTTGAGATTTATTTCCGGTTAAATTTGTTCCAGAAGAACCATTATCTATACAAATATAAACCCTATAATCACTATTAATTACATAATAATTTGAATCATACAATCTACTTGAGTTTGAATTTGGTGTTGGATTTGAAATGCTGTAATCATTTCTGTACATATCATAAGATGTGTTGGAAGTCCAAGTTACCTTTCTTATAATCTTTCTAATATTGCTACTGGTTATTTTTTTGCCAAATAAAGAAGTATTTTTATAATGTGAAGAATATTCAAAATTATCAGTTGGAGTTGGAACATTCGTATCCCAATTAGAAGTTCTTCCAAATCCAACTGTTGTTGGATTATCCAATCCTAAAAAAACATAATAAGAATTTGCATTATCTACTGCAGAATTTATGAAATTGCTTGCATTCAATATTCTAAATTGATCTGTTACTACTGCAGACATATTAATAGTTTTTTAAATATTTATAATACTTTCGGGAGTGCGCCAGTGTTTCTTAGTCCAGTACCTCTCCTTTGAATTGTTGGGAAAGTTGATAATCCAACATCTATTGTATTTCCACTTATTCCTATTGAAATCGGAGAACTGGATCTAGTAAATCCAGACATCCTACCCCAAGAAAACTTACCTACTGGATTTGATGTATTTCCAGAAGTAGAAAGTCCAATCACAGATGTATTTGATTTTATATTGCAGGTAATAATACCAACAGTACCACTTGAAGAGAATTGCTGAATATAGTAAATATTATCTAAGAATGTAGTACCAATTCCAACTATTGCAGAATCGGAATTGTTAATAGAAGTTACTCCATTTCCAACACTGGTATCAAAAATATAAATTGGATATCCAGTATTCAATCCAACAAAAGAATTTGAATTTAAGAATAATTTGAGTGCTAATGGGTTTCCACCAATACCTGTTGTTGTTGAAATTCCAGTAATAATTCCAGAAAATCCATTGACTGCAGAAATATTTGAAATTTGTTCAATAGATCCAGTTGTTGTTGTTGAAATTCCATTAATAATTAAGGCATCAAAATCTACGGGCGTCTCATAATTAAAGAAATACGCATCATCAACAAATATTTCAGTATCGGTGGTTGAAAAATTCTTAATAATCTTTGCTGTTGGATATACCAAAGATTCAATAGAATCCCTTGTCTTATAAACAATTTCTCCATTAATTTTTCTATCAATTTTCTGCTTAGTCCAATTTAATGGTTTATAATTTTCAGTATCTACTCCTTGATCAGAATATAGATTAGTTTCAAATTTATCGGAGAATGATAGATCAAATACTGTTCTTTTATTTTGAGATATTGTTCCAGGAAGGTTATTATTTTTTAATACTTGTACAATGTCCCCTCTTTTGATTGTTTGTGGTATGTCTGAAACTAATCTAATATCATCACCATCAGTTCCTTTATAGAAGAATATTGCAACATTATCCTCTGGTTTTGGTGCAGATGTAAATACAAATGAAGTTCCACCATCAAATTGATATGCTATTTCTGGATCTTGAATTATGCCGTTAATAACTATGAATAATGCAGAATTTAAATTTACTTGAGAATTTGGTGCAGACTCAAAACTGAGTAATTGTGAATTATAATATAATGGGAATCTTGTTCTAATACCATCTTGATAACTTTTAATTGAGTCAATATAATCAAATTCGCCAAATTGCCAAGCAGCAAAAGAATCTGTAAATGTATTGAGAACGGTCAATTTAAACTCAGATAATGGTGCTCCCAATCTTGAATCAGTAACTAGACCAACAGGTTTAAATACATCCCCACGTTTGAATGAATATCCTTGTCTAGAAATATTAAATTTAGTCACTTCAAAGTATGTTGACCCTATTCCTGTGGTTGAACTTGCACCAACTTCAACATCTAATAAAAGACCAACTCCAGTACTTGTCGTTGTTCCTATTCCCAATCTAGACACTCCGGTTACCCGAAGATTTTCATAAGAGGGTTCTGAGACAAATACCTTTGGATCTGTATATCCGCTACCACCATTAATAATGGTAAATGATAAGGTTCCACCCGCACCAACAGATGCTCTTATAGATGCCGCTGCTCCAGTGTGCCCACTTTGATATACACTTACGCCTATGGAAACAATTCCATTATATCCAGATCCAAGATTATCGGTAGTTCCTAACCCAACAGATCTAATTGAACCTCCTGCACCCACTACGGCAGTTACTGCTGCTCCAACAAGGGGTGCATACCCCAATCCAGTTGACGATCCCAGAGAGATTATCATACCACCTCTAGGAGTTTGATTTTGATTTACATCAAACTCTGAAGTAATAAGTTGCGAAGTATTTGGATCTGTAATACCAGAAAATACTACACTAGTTATTCCTACAAAAGAATTTTCGATAAATCTAAAATTATTTTCTGGATTATTAATAGTCGTTGGTGTTTGGAAAATACTGTTTATGAATAGAATACCATTTCCACCTGTAGATCCCAATCCAACAGTGTTTGCTCCACCAACAGTTAATGCAAAAGTTCTACCTATACCAGTAAATTGATTGGAAATATCATCATATATTTGATTTGTCGTATAATCATTTCTTAAAAATACTCTTCCAGTAAATTCAGATGTTTGAAATCTTAAATTGCTAGAGTCTCTTTGTATTTGAGGATTTCCTCTAGGTGGTTCAGTAAAGAATATTTTATTTTTAACAATATTGTAAGATCCTTTATAAATTCTTGCTGCTGTGGAATCTGTATGTGTGGTAGATGATGACCCAACAAATCCCCTAGAAACTTCAACTAAAGGAATTTCTCCACTATTTGTAATTGGACCTACACTAGTAGTTCCCAAACCAACATTAATAATCCCCATATATTCATCATCAATTTTAATAATATCCTTAGGTGCTATTGTAGATATTCCAGTCAAAGCAAATGTTGTAGATGTATCAGTAATTTGTCCATTATTTCCAGATAATGTATATACTATTGGCGTAAATGTTAATGGATATTGGACCAGATTATCAATAGTAATAATTGATTTCTCATTTCTCTTACTCATTTCAAGTTTATGTGCGTTACCCTCACCATAAGAGGTAAAGGTAACACCTATTCCCAATAAAGCATAATCTTTTCTTGTTGATAGTTTAAAGGTATCATTTGATTGCTTGATAACATAAACATCCGAAGGTAATAATGTAGTTACAACTCCAACAGAATTTAAAGTTGCTCCAATTCCAACTGCACTTTCACCAACTCCAATAAATGTTGATGTTGGTGTGTATACAAGTTTCTCCGCATTACTAAAGAAGTGATTTGGTATTGTAAAGAGTCCACTGGATAGATTTAATGTATTAGAATCTAAAGGATTGAATGTTTTTGTAAAAATTGGATATCCATCGGAAGTTAAATTAAAATCAAGTTTATTAATTCTATCACCATTAATTGCATTATAAAAATTAAGATTTATAGAATCTAAAATAGTTCCATATTCAAGATTTGGTGCGATATTTTCTGTGTCCAAAATTGTATACAAACATTCATTAAATGATGAAATATTAATTTTGGATGTTATTGATGAGTCTGGATAGAACTTTAATATGAAATTGTTACCCAAATATTCTCCACCGAAAGTTCCAATTCCTGTAGTGCTTCCAACGGATAAAAATGGCGATTGCTGCACAAATATATCATTGGTGTCTTGCACCAACATAATTTGATGAAGGGCACTTGTTGACCCAACACTAACCTCAACTAAAGATTTGACAGCATTAAAATCATTTTTATTGAGCGATATTACTGTCGATGCTGATGAAACAGTAGATGAATAATTTGACTGATATATTGCACTTCTTTCAAATCCGTCTAATTGCCCAGACAATTTAAATCTATATACGTCAGAACCAACAGATGTTGTACCAAATCCAACAATTTTTGATCTTATTTGTATAGAATTTGATGAATCATTTGTATAGTTTAAAGATAATACTCCAGAAGAAATATCAGCACCAAATGAACCTATAAAGTTTCCAGAATAATTATTTGTTTGATATTCTGAATCAAAATAATACTCAGAAATATATGTATCTGTTCCATTGTGGGTCAAATATAATTCAACAAAATTCATCTGATTTGTTAAAGAATCAGTAATTTGAATATTTGTATATAAAGAACTAAATTCATTAGATTCTACAGATATAATAGAAGTTGTTATTCCTGTTGATGCAATTCCATTCGTCCCTGTTAGATTAATAAATCCAACAGATGCAGTTCCAATACCAGGTAAAGTGGAATTAAATTCATTTTTAATTGTTTTTATATCATAGTCAGTAGTGTATACATCAGTCGGCACAAATTGCAGGGAGGTTTGATTAAATTCATTAGTAAATAGTGAAAATATTCCATATTCTTCTCCAGAAAAATGTGTGCTTCCTGCTCCAGCATTAACAACTGTTCCTTTATTTAAAAGAAAATGATCATTTCCATCATTTAATAGTATTAATTCGGTCAGTTGAATTTGTGAATTATCTGGATTAGAAACTCTTAATAGTAATCTATGATAAGAGTCGGAAGAACCTAGGTCAAGAATATTTAAAAATTCACTTGGTTCTCCATCTAAATTAGAAAATTGTTCATTTATATCATCTACTCTTAAAACTACATTACTTATGCATTCGGTATAAGATGCTAATTTTTTATTTTTTAATTTTAAAAATTTGGAAGAATCTCCAATAGTATCAATATCTTTTACCAAATCAAAATCATATATTGTATCTACTCTATTCTCTTCAATTATATCATGGAGTATAGTTGTGGCGTTTACTGATCTTGAAATTTCAGAATTTGCAGTTGATGTAATCCCAGTATCTGCAAAATTCTTTAATCCACTAGTATGAACTAAACTATTAACTGGGGTCCTTAGATCTTGATATGTAATTGGACTCTTTATAGTATATGAAAGATTTTGATAGTAATCGTTATCTGGAATAACTTGATTATCTTGATCCAATTTTCCAATATCATTTTTCCACCCAATATTCTTTTTAATTGAATAATCAACAGCAAATTTTCCAAAATTATTAGCAATTTTATCAATAGTTGCTATATTTCCAGATTCTTTACCTTTAATAATTTCGCCAACAGATAATTCATAAGCATATGATCCAGATACTTTAATAAACGAATCATTATAATCCACAATCACCAAATCTCGTTCAATATTATTAGAAATAAGTTTCTCCCCAATAATAAATGTGGAAGAAATTTGAGTAACTTCAAATGATGGATAATCAATTCTGTTTACAAGAATTCCAAATGAATCCTGAATAGTTTTTGCTATTCCAGTATTTGATGTTAAGTTGGAGATATTAAATTCAACTTTATCAAAAACTCCCGAATTATCATAGTTACTGACAGTAAAGAATTCATATCCATGATCTTCCGAATTAAATCCAGAACCATCAGTACTATATTTTTGAATTCCTTCTACAAATACCTTATCGCCAACATTAAATGGGTTAGTTAAAAATCCATTTAATGGTGTTGTTATAAAACATGTAAAAATTCCAGTGGAAGATGATTGTACTTGCTGAATACTAATTCCATTTGTATTATTAGTAGTAAATAATTGTACGGTTGTTTCTGGAAGACCTTTTGGTTCTTGTAATATATTTACTGAAGAAATCGAATTTCCATTTATTGTTGCTACCAATATTCCACTATCAATTTTTTCTCCAGTATTAGAATCTACAATTACAATCGATGGTGCAGCAACATAACCTCCTCCACCACTGGTAACGGTAATAATACCAACAGTGTTTGAATTTTTGATTGTGATTAATGGTGATATGTATGCGGTAGGTTGTAAAGTTTTATCTGAAGAGTATTCAAATCCTTCATTGATAATTCTTATTTCTCTTGCGTTACCTATAGTTGTTGATTTTGAAATAATGTATGCATCTTGACCCTCATTAGAATTTGATCCTATAAAAATTGGAGATTTTTTATACTCAGATCCTCCAGAAACAATATTAATTTTATTAATTCCACCTTTTGCAGATGTGGAATTAGTAAAATATTTTAAAACCTCACATTGATCCTGAGAATATTTTAAATTTTCTGGAAATATGTCTAAAGAAATATTAAAAGTGGTTGATCCAATACCAGAAATTCTATAATCTGAATTATATCCACTATCTACGAATAATATTTCAGAATAATTAGTTACTGTAGTATCAGAAGTACTAATATGTCCAGATTTTTCTAAATTATAATATAATTGGGTTGGTAATATATCACTATAATTGATAGTTAGTGAGGCTTCGGATGATACTCCAACTGTTCCTATACCTAATACTGTAAATGAAGTGGTTGTTGAAATTGAAACAAACTCATTATTAAATTCTTTATCGTAATAAACTTTAAAATTATGTTCAAAAAGTGAAGCATCTGATAAATTAAATACTAGATTATTATTTTTAACCGATTGAATTTGTGGATTTATCAATGAAATATTGTGATTTGCCCCACCAGAACTTGTAATGTTTACTGTGATTGGTGGAATAGTTTTGGAGTCAATATAAGTTTCTGAAAGTTTTATATTATTATCATCAACTTTATATGCATAATATGAACCAGTTGATAGTCCTGATGCAATTAGGTTGGAAGAATAAAAAACTTTATCACCAGTTTCTAATCCATGACTGTTAAGTGTTATTTCATTAGTTATTGTATTAATACCAGTGGAATTGAATCCAATGGGATTGATTAAAATATTTCCAGTGGTTGTATCTCTCTTAATATAAACTGAAGTCGAAGTTCCAATTCCAACCGATAAATTTGGTTTAACATCAAGACTGACAATATCTCCAGCAGCCAACCCATGGTAGGTTGAAACTGAAACAGTAGATTTAATTTTTTCAATTTTTCCTGTCTTTTGACTATATGTGCTTTCAAAAGAATATTCATCAGAATTATCACCATTAGTAATAAAAAATACTTCGGAGGAATTGAGATTGGTTTTAATTCCAATAGTATTTTTATTTTTATTTGTTACATAAACATTTGTTGGTAAATTGAATAAACTTCCAGTTGATGAGGTTGAGATTGCAATGTTTGCACCATTGAGTGTGAAAATAACTTGTTGATTATTTGTAAATGGATGATTTTCAATATAAATTCCCTGTGTCGGAATATTTCTTGTGATAGTGGAACCACCAAATTGTAAAGTTACAGCATTTGTAATTCCACTTGTAGTTCCAACTCCAACCGATTGTTTTGGATTAAAATATACTTTATCATTAACTTTAGATTCAAAACTATCAATATTTTTAGAAATTATAAAAGAATCTGGAATAAAGTCTATTTGAGTAGTTGCAGTATGAGATACTCCAGTTGATCCCCTCTTTACTTTAAGTATATTGAGATTTGGGAATACTTCTAGCACCGATAATGTTTCTGTACCGATTGCAATGCTGCTTCCAACAGATACTGATTCTGGAAGTTGTGTGAGATATATTTCTGTTGATAGTCCCACAGTTGATGCTGGAATATTGACTAAAACATTGGAATAATGAGAAGATACTGATATTTGATAAAAGTTGTTTAATTTGCTTAAATTAGTTGAAAATCCAGAAATTACAACATAATCATTATCTGATAGATTGTGATTTGGTAAGATGGAAACTTTTACTTCTCTATCATTATTCCAAGTAAAAATAGCATCTTGATAAGTATCTACTTCTGTAGATATTTCTACAATATCTTTGCCTTCTATAGATGATACTTTTGCTATTAATCCACCACCCCCTGTATCAGTATTATCAAAGTTTAAAACATCATTTACCTTATAATTTGAACCAGAATTAATAATATCAAAATCATTAATATATCCAGAAGACACTGATTCAATAACAGATCTTTGTTTTGTAATCTCATTAGTTTCAATGATGAAATCATTGTCGGCATAATTGTCCGAAACTTTGTATGGGAATGTATTTCTAAGTAAATTGGAAGTATTAAAATTAAATGATTGGTCAAGGGTAAAATTTTCTTCTAAAATATTGGATCTATACGTATTTCCAATAAAATATGGAAACTGCGGTTCTAAAGTTCCTATTTGAACTGAAGAAAAATATGCATAAACACCATTTGGAAATTCCAAAGTTTTTCCAAATCTTCCATTGTGTTCGTCCAAATCTCCAGAATTTGTATATACATAATCCTCCACAAAGAATCCTGCAGAAAATCCTGCTGGTCTATCGATAATATTCGAAGTGTTTATTTCATATCCAGAAGTTAATAATTTTGGATTAGAGTTTGTATCCTCTGGGTCAGAGTATCCATACGCACCATATATTGGATTTCCATCATATGCCCATCCAATTATATTAGAAACTGCAGATCCATCATCGTTAAATGATTCTTTTAACCTATTAAAGTATCCAATAACAGAGTATTTTAGTTTGTTTTCAGTTTCTATTAAAAATTCATTTCCAAATTTAATATTATTATTGACGGTTAAAGATCTAATTTTAGTATCAAAAAATGCGTTAGATCCTGAAGGGTTTACTTTGATCGAAGTTGATGAACTCGAATATCCAATTCCGGTATTTACAACTCTAACATCTGTTATTTTTCCATTGACAATAATTGGTCTCAATTCTGCTCCAGATCCAGATCCTGTAGAATCCACTACCACCAAATCTGGATCCGAATAGTATTCAAGACCACCATATTGAATATTTACAGAATTGACAGTACCATTTATAATAATTGGTTTTAATTGAGCCTCCTTACCAGTTTTTATGGATATTAGTGATTTTTTCTCAAGATTTAAAATAGTTGATCCATAACCAGTTCCACTTTCATACAAGTATGCCCCAATAATACTACCTTTAACTTTAGGAGTTGCTGCAATTGATTGATATTCTTGAGTTGTTGTTCCAAAACCAACGGGAGTATATTGTATGGAAATTGAAATATCTGGATAATTAAAATATTGATAACCTGATCCAGGAGAAGAAAATTTGATATAATTTTCTCTATTGTAATTTGATACGTCAGTACCGCCAATTCCAGCATCACATAATCTAAAATAATCATTATCAATTTTTAAGATATAATACTGATTTAGTGAAGAAATTCCAGATATTGGAGATGTTTGATAACTATACGTTACTAACTCACCACTATTAAATTCATGATTTTTAAAATTAATTGTGTGGTTAACTGTAGATATCCCCGCTTGGGTAACAATTAATTTTCTATTAGTGTATCCACTACCACCATTAATTACTTTAATTTCTGATATTGTATTTTTATTTGAGGCAGTTCTAAAGTTATGAATACCTGAATTATTATTTCCATTGAATCCTACAGTATTAATTCCAGAAGAATAATCTGAAATAGATCCATATAATTTAATTGTTTTATTATTATCAATTTTTGCATAATATGTTCCATTATTAACTAACGTTAAATTTTCACTTCCAATTGGCAAATTTCCATTGGAATTATAAATTATAGACTCGCCATTAGTCAGATTGTGGTCCGTTAAAAATGTAAGTTGTGATGTAGTAGTACTAATTCCACCAGAATATACTACATTTCTACCATCAAAGAAAATTTCTCTAGATCTTTTTAGAGCAATTGGTTCAATAATAGCTCCAGATCCATTACCACCACTTATTGTGGTGGATACAATATTCTCAATATCATAGTCTTGAGAATCCACATAAACACTAACAATACTTCCACTAACTACTGGTTGAACTAAAGCGGTTGTTCCTGCACCAGATGAAACTGATATTAATGGGGGATTAATTACATCATATCCACTTCCACCATTTAACACTTCAATGGATTCTAATGGACCATAATAAATTTTATCATCGGACTTATAGTTATTAATTTCAACACCATTAATCAACATTCCGGTTGATCCTGGAGTTGTTAATTCCCCAGTTCCATTTTTAATATTTACATCTAATGGAAATTTTTTAAGTATTTTTTGAGCACTAATTTCTCCGGATCTTTGTGAGTATACTGTAAATGTGTGGGAACCACTTGCAGGACCAAATGTTAAGAATTGATTTCCTCCAATAAATGATCTAGATGAATATAATTTAATTTTTTTATTATCTGCTGAATTGACTTCAACATAATAACTTCCAGTCTCTAATCCTGCAAGTGAATTGAGTTCTGGTTGATAATAAATTCTATCTCCACTAATAAAAGGAACTGAATTATTAAATGCTATAGTAGAATATGTACCATCACCAACTGCGTCAGTTAAAATTCCAACAGTACCATCACTAATCGACGCAGTATTAATATTTTTTGTTATTTCATAAGCATATGGGATGGATAATCCCCTATTATCAGATGGGAGTGAATTGGAAGCCACATAAGCATACTCATCGCCATCAGTATATAAATTTTGAATATCGGATACAATTACATTATTTCCAAATTCAATAGGAACTATTGAACTACTTGCCGTATTAATTTTTCTTCTTAAGTCATATTTTACTCCCAACTCTGGAGTAAAGGATAGATTATTTAAATCAATTCTATTTTCCGAAACAATAACGTTTGAAATATATGCAATATTTGTTGGTGAAGATACTACATTATTACTATCTCTTTCAACAATTTCAACTTGATCACCGACCTTTAAGCTTGATCGATCAATTGGACTGGTTAGGGTAAAATTGTTAATATTTTCTATTTGATATCTTGAACTTGTATTGTATATCCAAGAATTTGCAAAAATTTCTTTATAAGTTCTATTTTGATTGGGATTTTTAATTAATTCACCAAGGTTTTTGACTGATATAATATCGCCTTCGCTGACGTTCAAGTTATCAGATACTTGTACAAAGTTTGATAATACTCCAGTAAGTCTTAATTCAACTTTCTTGGTAGTATCTCCGTCTTCATAACCATAATAACTTTCATCAGATCTTATATCATCTGTAGAAGAAATTTCTTCTTCAATTCCAGTACATCCAAAAAATTGATTAATACTTTTACTGGTATAAGTAATAATATTATTACCAGATATAATTGTACCCTCTTCTGCAAATCCAATAGTGGAATCAACAGATATTACTGATCCACCAACTAAAACAGTCTCAAGACACTTTGTACTTGGTGTAATTGTGAAATTACCTTCAACAGCAGAAAATTCGTTATATCCAACAAAAAGTGAAATTTTAAAATATTGTTTATTATTTCTTGTAAATGGTTCAACTTCAGAAACTGATGCACTAGTAATCGTATCAGTAGATTTTTTAATTGTTTGACCGACCAATTTTAAAGGATCTCCGGAGATTCTTTCCGCTATTGCAACTTCTCTCCTAACAAATTCAGAGGAAGATGGTTTTATTAAAAAATCTTCTAAATTTACAACTTGTGGAGTTACGCCATAAAGAACATTAAATAAAATTCTAAATGATTCATCAGTCCCCTTTGATTGGTAAAAAGTTCTTGCTTCTTTTATAAAATTTCCAACATTTAATTCAGAAACAAAGTCAAGATCCTCTAAACCAGGTGTTAAAGTATATTTTAATTTTTTATAGAACTCCTTTAAAAATAAAGAACTTAGATTCTGTACAGAATTATTTTGTTCATGAGATGCTGCTGTTGACTCGGAAAATACAAGGTCTTCCTGATTTAAATTTGCATGATAACTGGTAATACCACTAAATCCACGAATACATCCAGTAAAAGTGTTTGTTGTTAATCCAGTATAACTTATTATCTCACTATCAATCTTTAATAGTCCATATTGCTGCGGAAATCCTTTAGTACTATTAACTTGGATAATACTATCAGTAGAAGAAATATTCGAAGTAATGTATGCGCTATCTACTACTACTTCGGGAATTAAATTATCAAGTTTTAAATATTGATCTAAATTTTCGGCAATATCAATTGGACCACTTTGATATTCCTGAGAAATATAATATTGTTTTAAAAATTCTGCCGCATTGGGACTCTCATCCAAAATAAAATTTGGAAGTTGATTATCAATAATTTGCTGAACTTTAACTCTAGACTCAAATCCAGTCTGTATCATATTACTTTCTTGTTAGGGTCCCGTTTGAATAACTTGACGTATAATAATCTCTAGAAAATACTGTTCCAGATATTTCGTCACCAGAAGAAATTACATCTCTTACCATATTTATTGTGCTTTCTGAAATACTAAAACTTAAATATAAGTCCTTTAATCCAACAACATCATTTGATTCTGGATAAGCCTGTATTTCGATAATATCATTTGCTAATACTGTTGAAGTAATATTTACAGTTGTAAGTATAATCTCACCTCTTGAGTAATTGACCGTTCCTGCAGATTTTGCAACAACTCTTGTAGTCCCATCACTCATTGGTTTTACTATTGATATAACTCCTGTTATACCATCTGAATTTGGAATATCAGTCAGATATACTGTACTAGATTCATTTGAAATATTAAATCCAGTAGATTTGATATTATATCCCTCAGAATTAATATGAAACTTGTTTCCAAAACATAGTTCATATTGGGCAAATTGATTTGGAACTACCTTTAGATCTCTTCTAATTCTTACTTTAGTGATGTTGGATGTTATAGAAGTATCAGTATTATCAATAATTTGCTGAACTTTACTATACTTAAATCTTCCACCAAATTTATTAAGATCTAATGAATTTGAATATTCTGTTAGTGAATTTACTACTTTTGTTTTTAATGACTCAACAGTTGATACTTGAGAGTAATTATAATAAATTGACGAATCAATCTCAACATACAATACCTTAAGGTCAATTATTTTCTGATTAATTCCAGAAATACTATATTGCTTTAGTTGTGATAAAATTCTAGACTTTGAAAAGTCTGAGACATATGTTCCATTTTTTGGTTTAATACTGATAGAGACTGTTCCATATTCTGGTGGATCAAATTCCTCACCACCAACAATAGCAACAGATTCCGTGTCTGGATAAATCTTTTTAATAATTGCCTCATAGTCACGTGCAGTTACTGCTCTATACTGTGATGAATAAATTCTTGGGGCATAATACTTAATCGAATCTACTGACTCAATATCAGAACCATTTTGAGATGATTGATTTGTTGTAATTATTACGCCAGTATTGGATGCAATTGGTACATTGCTAGCATCTCTAGTAGTTCCGGAAAAAGAGAATGAAGTAGCACCATTACCATCTTTACCATCAGTTACAATATAATTTACGGTAATTACTGAAGCATTTTGTAATTTTTCACCAATTAACCCATCGCCAAAAAGCAATTCATATTTTTCATCCTGCACTTCTTGTAGAAGATAAATTTTAGATGTGGAGTTAACATTAATAATATTATCAACTAATGAATATTCTATTCCAAGTCCACTATCGTTAAT